CGACGCCGCAGTCGTCGGTGTATTCTTCGTCGCAGCCGGTATACTTCGCGCCCCAATGACGCCACTGAAATCCAATATGCGGACCCATGTCGCCTTCTTGCCATGTAAGCTTTTTTGCAGCTAGTTGATCCTTACGCGTGTCGGCCTTCCAAATCTTCACATTTTTCTCTTCCAGAATCTTAGTGTCGGTCTTGCCCGAAATAAAAAACACAAGCTCACGAATAATCGATTCGTAGTGAGTAAACTTGGTGGTGATAATTGGCAGACGCTCGCGAATGTCAAACTCGAGGTTGACCGCAAAAAGCGAATGTGTGCCAACGTCAACTTCACTAGTCGCAGGCTTGACTTCTCCGTGTTCGCGTATTTTTGCCAAGAGGTTAAGGTATTGATACTCGTCATGCGTAACCTTGGGTAAGAAAGAGTGACGAACGTAGTCACGCGTGATGATAGGATTGTTTGCCGTGTCGTACTTGGATATCGCATCAAAGGGAAAAAATTGATCACACCGATAGTCGGTCTTGAATTTTGTCACATAAATCTTCTTACAAAGATACATAAAATTCGTGATAGCTTCCTTGTAAATTTGTTCACCGCCAGCGACAAAAACCTCATCATAGAGGTGAAGTGAAGAACCTATACCGTGCAAGGCTTCGACAAGAGACGGATAAACCAAAATGCCCGGATTGAACTCCTGCTTAAGCGTGCGTGAGATTACCACACAACGACGATCTTGTAGAGGTCGATGCGCTTCGTCAATCGATTCATACGTCAATCTACCCATGATTACTACATTCTTCTTCTTGCCGATAGTGGTTTCTCGAAAAAACTTTGCATCTTCTGAACTGTGCCACGGTATTTCTCCATTCTTTGCAATGCCGTTACCTGCATCGATAGCGACAATGATAGAAAATGAAGCCAACATTTTTGCATCTAGCATTCGTATTTTTGTATTTAACTTTCTTGCGATATAGTATACCAAAAAATGTCACAATACAGAACACTAGATGATCAACAAGTCCAACAAGCAGAGATCAAATTCTTTGATGGAAAGCCTTGGCGCTTTGAAAATCTTTTACCCTTTGACGTGAAAGTGGTGATGTCTGACAAACAACGTAGTAAGCATATCACAACACTCAAAGCCTTCGCTTCTGCGGATATCAATCATCTTCGAGCAGGCTTGGTCATTCATGTACTTGCCACTAGTCCGATAGACGAGAAAGAGTATGAAATTCTTCGTCCGGAAGTCCTTAGAGGAGATTCGAGACTGGTTAGGATAGGCGATGTGGGCACGCTCGGTCATGATGTTCAGTACAAACATCCTCACGCTGATATTGCGAACATTCGCTTTCACAATCGTACACTCATGCCACTAAGCGTATTTCATCAAAATTACCCTCTTGCAAAAATCGATGTGGATGACGGCCTCGAATATTCCGCGGGTTCGAGAAATAGCGCGTATGTCGATAATGATAGTCGAGGCTTTCAACTCGGCGACGAGATTAAGTTCAAGCTTGCCGGTCGCGATTACATATCAATTATTCTTAGCGATAATCTTATCACAGATATCTACGTCGGTATGATCAATCAGAAAATAACGGTGCCGCCTCCCGACATTTACGGTTACAAAGTTGACGTTCCGTCAATTACCGGTATTACTTACTTTGAACCACAGGGCGCCTTCGCCTATCGTACAGTTAAAAGTAATCCCTATGCTTCTCAATGACGGAAAAATATAATGCGATAGTGCTTAGCGGTGGTGGTGTAAAGGGTATAACAGAGATTGGAGCGTTACATAATGAATTTGAAAAAGCGACGATGACCTTGGAATCGATTGAAATTTATGCTGGAACTTCTGTAGGCAGCGCTATCTGCCTACTAATGATCGTTGGCTATACTCCTATGCAAATATTTCAAGAAGTCTCATTGACACGAAGTTTTGGTCAACAACAAGCTTCGCTTCGAGAACTTATTAGAAACTTTGGCTTGATGGATCTCGATCGAGTTTTAGTAATTTTGCGTAAAATGCTTGACAAAAAATTCAACTTGATACCTACCATGGCCGAGCTTTTCTTCATCTCCAACAAGTATTTTGTCGTCCCCGTGACCAACGTGTCGACGCTCAAAGTCGAGTATCTTGACCATCATAACTCTCCGAACGTGTCGTGTTATGACGTGGTGAAAATGTCATGTGCGTTACCTATCATCTTTCCCTTTGTCAGTCACAACGGTCATCGATACGTTGACGGAGGCGTACTTGACAATTTCCCGCTTGACCGAATTTATCGTTCTGACCTTCGTATTTTTGGCGTGGTAGTAGTGAACTCTGATGTTCCAATAATCAACTTTGAAACTGAAACTTTTCTCTCCAAGGCCGTGGATTTTCTTTCGTATATTATGCGTCTAGTGATTCTTGTGATGACTAGTGCGACACTTCTGCGATGCAAAAATTATCCCAATCTCACCTTGGTAAAGATTGATAGCGAAGGTATTCCGCTTTTGGACTTTAATATGAGCGCCGATCAGAAAATGAGTCTCTTTGTTAAGGGCTTTAAGTGCGCAGAGCAAGTTTATGAAGCAAAACAATGGAATTTGCAGTTTGAGTCGGTCTGAATTTGCAGTGCAAAATGAAATCTCTCTAAGTATCGTGATAGAGTATCAATACAAAATGTATACGCTCGGAATTCTTGGTCGAGGCAAAAACGTTTTTACGGTATTGACGTTTGATGAACCCAATCTATCGTTGTATCAAGCATTTGCTCGCCGAGTGATAAACGATTTAGGTGTCCAGGCAACGGTCGGGAGGTGGCACAACGATGACGATTAACGGAGAATGGAACAGATGTGATCTCGACAAAGTGTTTCAACGTGTTGTAGCAGCTTTGCTTAACGCACGCTGAAAATCGCGCCTCGTAGTTGCGCGCGTTTATTTTTATCAAGCCAAAGTTTGATAATAATGGAGAATGTTAATTCTTGCATCCTATTGTTACAGTGTTATTGCTTCGTGCTGAGAAAAAGTTCGTATTCCTCCACCTAAGAGAGAAGTAAAAATTAACTTCTCAAACCCCAAGGTATTGGGCGTGATGTATAAATTGTGAAAAGGTTCGCCAGGACCTATGTATTGAAATACCTTTTCCGTAACGTCGATGTTATTTTCGTCAACGATGTTATCGATGTCGATTGGGCCTCTGCGTTGTGGGAATCGAACCTTATAGAGAGATCCGTTCAAATAGTAACAAATCTCAAAAATCGAACGTCCGTCACGCGCTTTGATAGTTTTCACTTGGATCAGACCAAGAAGGTCAAGAATCTTGACCTTAGCGAGAAGCAAAAATACTTCAATATACAATCTAATGCGTCCAATGAGATTCATTTGTCAAGTATTATCAACAGCCACGTTCTTTAAATAGCATTTAATGTTTACGTGAAAAAAATCATCAACATTAATAATGTTGATTGAAAATCGATCCACGTTAGTTAGCGATGTTGACTTCGGTCACATCGCTGAAGCGTGTACTCTGTTAATTTCTATTTTTGCTAAAGAGTGGCATATAGAACAACCGCAGTTGGTTTTTGCCAAAGATTGTGAGCGTGAAGAACTTATGGTGATCGTCACCGACCGCGACAAAAAGTGCATAATTGACGGTGACCGCGCCGAAATCTATGTGTCGATGTCGAGCGTGACCAAGCGCGGCGGAGTAATCCTTTACAAAGATCATGACACTCAAACCTTGGGCGCTGCTATTTTCAGAGCTATCGTGATGTTGCTTATTGATCCCTTTGGCGTAAAATGGGTCGACGATCGCACTAAGGCCGTACAGCATGCTATAGAAATTTGTAACCAGGTCGACGATTTTATTATTGAAGTCACTACCAACGACGGAACAAAGGTCGGACTCGCGAATTTTGTCTTGCCATCGTGGTTCAAAGAGTCGTTTGTCGGTCAAGTCGACTTTGCGCATAGACTTGATGCTCCTTTTACCGGACGCACTACGTGTTCGCGAATAGTGCAATCTGTTTCTTATAATAGCAATAATGATGTATATCTTGCTCGCAGAGAACGTTTTGCCTCTGTTCCGCATCAAAGAACTACTGTTAGAGCTCCGGGTAGAGTACGCTCGAGATCTAGATCCAACAATCCAAATCGCGCTAGAAGAGCTTCGTTGACGCCCAAACCTATTGCCGACGCTTCAACTCCGGCACCGACTCCAGCTTCGACTCCGGCTTCAACTCCTGTTGTCACGCCTCAGATTACGCAGCCCGTGAAATCTAGCATTAGACGTAGACCGACAACGGCTAAATCAACGGCTAGACGACCAAATACCAAACCCGCTCCAGCTAAAAAAGTAGATTCGTCGAAAAATGTACGTGCACGAACGCGATCCAATGCGCGAAGTGCACCTCGCGCTACACCTCGCGCTACACCTCGCGCCGTGCAGCCAAAGAAGGTTGTGAAAATTTGACGGGTGTACACTCTTCACCTGATGTGAAGAGTGTTAAAAACTTGAACGAGGTGAGTAATGTTTACCCTTAAAAATATTGACGTGCCTCGCATCTTGGCGAGACATTATGCAAATGATAATGTTAAGCCCATTGATCTCAAAGGTAAGCGCAAATATGAATTGCCACAAACCATTTTGACTTTTGAAAACAACGATACCGTAGATCTCGAGGAAATTGAACACGAAGAGTCTGATAGATGCTATTACTACTTGGATGCTCACAAGAAACGAGTAAAGATGTGGCCGAACATGATTGACATTACACTCAATGGTGCATTACCTACATCTACTACCAAGCCTTGTTGGTATTGTCGACATGCTTTTTCTACTGTACCTTTGGGATGTCCGTTAAGATACGTGACAAATACCGCGGCCTTGGAAAAATACCTCAATGATAAGAATTTCCACAAGGACAAAAAGAAGATGGGGTATTTTGAGACTGAAGGCATTTTTTGTAGTTTTCCTTGTATCAAGCGTTACATTTCAGATGCGCGGTCGGCCACACGCTACAAGGATTCTGCGTCGTTGCTTACCCTCTTGCATTTTTACTATTTTAAGAAAGTGATAAACATTCCACTCTCTCCACCGTGGAAGACCCTTGCAACGTATGGAGGTCACTTGACTATTGATGAATTTCGCAAAACCTTCGGTCTTTTAGCGTATGTGGAAACGGTAAACGTTCAACGACCATTGATGTTTTCAAGCTCACAGATGACCGAAGAACTTTGATCTTTCAAAAAAATCTCTCTGATAGGTATACTGTGTGATGTTGAAGTTAATTATTTTTTACCCTAATAGATGGAGGAAATGTATGTGCGACGGCGACGACGAAGATCATTTTTCATGGTTCATCTGTGGTAAAAAATATAGCGAAGATGGTATTGATTTTTTAGAAGTTCCAACGTCAACTCGTTTTTATGATGTTGAGAGCGGAAGAACCTATGGACCGCGAAGAAAGCTCAAAGTGCAAATACTTAGCTCTACAGAGCCACAACGCCCAGTATTATCAGATGGTTACACTAAGCGCGTCAACTGTAATCCTTCTCGCGAAAGAGATGTAGTTTGTCATGAAATTGAGTTTTACCTTTATCCTCACACGATATCTACGCTCAAACGAGAAGAAACATGTTCTCTTATACAGTATGCAAAAACGCACTATGCAGAAATTCAACAACGTATACCAGAATTTCCTACTGCTGAGATGATCGACGCGTTACTCGAAAAAAGTTCATGCAGAGCAGTCTGTAAAGCACTTTACGATTTGATGTATATTTGATTACTCGACAAATTGTCATGCTATTTGTGAGTTTGACTCACAAATGTTTACTCGTATATGTTTACTCGTTTACGTTCATTTTTTCATATCACTAAGGTTGATTATTCGTGTTACACTATCACCATGTGATTCTCCGCAAACATGAACACTACTTTCATAATAGTACCCATTTTCTGCACAAAGCCATTTTTCACAAAAACCATGCATTTTTCCATTTTCATAGAAATAACGGTTAGATAAGTGTCCTCCATCTGCTGCGCTGTGCCACTGTTCGTAAAGACCATCTTCTTTCCCATCCTTGTAAGTATAACGCTTACACAAGTGTCCTCCATCTTGTTTCGTGTGCCAATATTCATAAAGACCATCTTCTTTCCCATCTTTGTAAGTATAACGCTGGCACAAGTGCCCTCCGTCTTCTCGCGAGTGCCACTGTTCGTAA